TCTACTTCCATAATACTTGAATTAATACAATAATTAAAGATAATCCTAAAGAAACAAGGGTTTTCGTGTTCATACCCTCATTCATAAAAAAGTAAGTCATTACAGTGAATGACACAATGCCTAATCCAAATCCAATGAATCTAACGGGCCACAAAGCGCCGTTGAAATACGGCACCATATACCGAGTTGAGGTTATAAATAGGAATGATAATACAGACCCAAAGACCACGGATAAAATGATGGGGTTACGTCTAAACCAATCCCAAACAAATTGTCCGTTTGTCTGAATCCATACCAATGATTGACCCATTAGCATCAGTACCATTCCTATAATTAAATTCCTCAATCCTCGTAATTTTCGTATTCAAACTCCGTGGATTGTTTTTCTTTTAACCACGATTCATAATGATAAGCGTCATCGATGTAATCTTCAGATTCATCGGTAATTTCAGCTTCTCGGAGTTGTTCAAACCAACGCTTTGTTATACTCATTTTACTTCTACCATTAAGATTTCACCTTCACGATACAAATTGTATTTATCACCCTCAAGTTTGAGTTGGATACCTGTGTTTGGTACGATGATGGTATCACCGGCTTTTAAAGACATTGGGATGAGATTACCATTTTGAGTATAGATTCCAGGTCCAACTGAAATAACCTCACCTCTCATTTGTTCTTTTACTGATTCGGGTCTATACAACCCACCTTTGGTTTTTTCATCCTCTCGGATGATTTTTACTAAAACGTAATCGTTCAATGGTTTATAGTTCATAACTTTCCTTTAATTTTAACAAATATACGAAATTAATTTGACATATCCAAACATCTACCAAAAATCCCCATTCACAAAGTCTTTTTGGCGTCTTGCTTGTTTTTTTAGAGCAACCTTGTCGTCATTAGATAACTCCTTACTTTTTACTTTTTTATTAACAATTGGTACTTCTTTTTTAGGACGTGACCTAGCAACCTCATTTAAAATACGAGTACGTTCCGCATCGGTCATACTACTTGTCAATACTGAAGAAACATAACAATATGGGTCTCGTGGGTCATCTAACTCAATATCATAATAAATACACCCAATTGTACTTACCGACCTAACTCTATAGGTGGCATATCCATCTTTTGTGAACTCCAACTTTTCAACATAAGCGAGTTCCTTAACACCAAACCATTTTATAGCAATCGGCTCATATGGTTGATATTGATGCTTCTTGCGTCTACGTTTATCTTTGTTTACGTTTCGTACTTTGGGTAATAATGGTTCTTTACTCATGACCACCAATTGTCTATATGTTTTTCTAAAAGTTTAAATAAAATACGTTTGGCCTTTTGATGTTGATTATAATGATATTCAACTACCCAGCGGTCATTAACAACATCACCACTCGGTAACCTATCAAATAGTTGTTCAATGTAATATTCATTCTGAACCCTATCTAACAGTTTGAGTATGGTTTGTCCTCGTTGGTACTGATAATCAAACACCACAATTTCTTCTTCTTGAATGTGTTCGAGTTGAAACTCTATTTTCTTTTTCAGAATTTCATAAACATAGTAGTAATCCCAATCCCTATCTTTCCATATGATGGGAGCCCATCGAATCATATTTCTAATACGACTCACAAATGTTTTAAATTTGTGTAACATGATTAGATGTTGATGTTTTCGAGACCACCATTCTTTTCAACTTGGATAGCGATAGCTCTTTGTTCTTCGGGACGTTCCTCACTTGAGTTGTTGATAAGGATACGTTCAGCACGACCAATTCCCATCACCAATTGGTGGAATGGAATACCCAAGTTTTTCATCTCGATTTCAGTAGTGTTTCGTAGGTATTCAGGTCGAGCGGTAGTCAACACAATGTGGTGACCTTCGTTATACCACTTGTTCATTTTCTCAACAGCACCGGGCAGAGCACGACTGGTATGTGGGTTAATTTCTTCAAAACGGACTTGATGAACCAAAGTTCCGTCAATGTCACTAAAAATGGTCATGGGTTTCATATTTCTCTCAATCATTACTAACAAATATACAAATTATTTTTCATACTGCCAAACATTTCAATGTTAAGTTTATGTTAAATACACAATTTTTCACGGAGTCGTTTGATATGTTTACACTCGGAGTATCTACGGAATTGTCCAGCAGGACACTCACAACTAAATGACTTGTGTTCATACGAAGTCACTATATAATATTTGAGTTTTCCGGTCTTCTTGTCTCGGGAACCCATTTCTTTGTATTTCTGAATCCAACTCATAGTCTCAATCTTACTTTGTAAAGATACGAAACTATTTTGATAATGCCAAATTTTTTATGCTTTTTTTGGAAAAATATTTGAAAGTTTGCTTTGCGTTGGTTTAGAATCCCACAAATTGTCAAAGTTATCCCACTTACCATATCCAAAGTTATCATAGTCTTGCTTGAATCTCTCATAGACCAACTCACGAAGTTCTACCTCATCCCAACTAACGTTCGATGGTACTTTCAGTCTTCCCAAATTCATCTGGTCTATTACAATATCATTGGGCATAAATGGTAAATTGAATATGTCTTCAGACCAAGTTTCGGCATGAATTATATAATCAATTCGTGATTCAAATTGTGTAATAACTCTCCACTCCGATAAAGCATCACATCTTTCTAATGGGAATTTTTTAAGAGCATCCAAGGGGTCAGTCGTACCACTTGGTAATTCAGTACCATCCACTTGGTCATGTTTCCAATACGAAATCCATCTATAATATGGATGTCTAACTGAAACTATATGTAAATATTCATTAGGACATTCTTTGGGCCAATTGTTTTCATGAGTAAACACGGGCCATCTCTGATTTGCTAATGGTGTTTGTATGTGTGGATTCAAATCACAATACTTACGAAACACTTCAGCCGTGCTTCTACTAGCAACCTTTGGTGGGCAATGCCAAACAAACCTATATTTGTGAGAATAATTCATTAAAGTTCGGTATCGAAGAAGAATGTCTGAAACAATCTACCATCGTACAAATCTTGTCCAAAATAATCCAATGACATATGAAAATTATCACCACGATACATCACAAGTCTATTGTATCTATTAGCAAGTCTATCTACCAATTCCCATTTAGTCATGTCTTGGGAATCTTTATATATTGACTTTAATACTTCTTGATTGTAAGTACCATCTTCATTTCGAGGCGCGGTGAACAATCCCGTTGGTTTGTGTTTGAATAATCCCGTACCGGAACTCAACGGAGCATCGGGTGTTAAATAACAAACAGCAGCCCACTTTGTAGTTTGGTCAGCATGAATCCAACTTCTATCTCTCGAAGTTGTATATTGATAAGCACCGGTGTATTGTTCTTCAGACCAATAAGTCACATTTCCATAAAAAGGTTTGACAACCGACTGAATGGTTTCTTTCATTGAGTCGTTCAGAAACGTTTGTGTTCTTGGTCCTGGATAATTTCCACGAACTGAAAAATCTTGTTGTAGAGCGAACTCTCTAACAGTGTCTACGTCCGAATAGAAATCATCAATAATGTAAGCTGATATTTGCATAACTAATTTTGGTTTGTTTATTTCATGTTTGCTGTGATTGATTCGGGAGCATTACCTTTAATCCAACCGAATAAAGTATCTTTCCACAATTTTTCTGGCAAGATAGAACCACCTGCCTTTTTAACAGGCAATGATAAGAATCCCTTGGTAGCACCGGTTAATTTATTACCATCTTTGTCGTAATAAAATACAGTATGTTCAGGATTGTTTAGAATCACATCAACTCTACCATTCATGCCCTTTGGCATGGCTTTAGTGACAAGCCCCCAAACAGTATTAGCAGCACCCTCATGAGTACCTAAAAGAATATCTTCAGGAACTACCCGTGACCTACCGGATTATCTTTACCAGCCAATAGAGCAGTTAATGTCTTATCCTTCAAGCCCATTGCATCTACAATCGTATGTAGTGCGTACACATTCTCCGGCTTTCTCATATCCCACTTGTAGAACGGAACACCTTTATCTTTAACTAATTGAATTTTCTCCATGTCTGATGGAGTTATATTTTTACCAAATCTTTTTAAGACGTTATTAAGGTTTAGCTTTTTTAATCGATTTAACTTTTGAAGATTGCTTTTCATAGCATCCACATCACGGACTTTGAATCCGGCCGAATCAATAAAGTTATCAATAGCCCAACCCTTACCACTACCAGCACCACCGGCAAGGAATACCACTTGACCATATGGTTTTCTATTATTGTAAGTAATCAGTTTTTCATCAAGTTGTTCTTCCTTGATTACTTCTAATATAAATTTTGCAAGATTTGGGAATTTCATTTATTTTCCTTGGTTTTGTAGGGAAACACTTTGTTTAGAGTTTGTTGCCTAGCAGCACAACCACAATCTTCTGCCCCAACGGCTTTAGCTATTTGTTCTGCCAATACATCTAATTTTGTAGCTGATGTAATTTTAGCTATTGTATCACCAAGTCCTTTAGATTGATTCGTTTCCATATTCTTTTATTTCTACTTTAAATCCGTTTTTCGTAAATACTTCATAGATTTGTTCAATCTCCGAAGCATCACCACTTTTAATTTCACATCTACCCACTGTATGTGTAATCTCAGCAATTGAACACCCATGTATCAAGGTATAACCAAGATATCGTTTCAATATGGATACTACATCATCGAATGAGTGTACGTCATCATTTAATAAATATAGTTTAGATTTCATTAAATGTCGTAGATTATTGTTTCGGTGGTATTATATTCCGATTTGAATTTACTAATATAAATTGGTAGTTCAACTTCATTTGCTATTTCAGCAACTACAGGCCTACCATCGTCATTCATAACATAGATGATGAATGGTTTATTAATTGTTTCTACTTCACCACCAACTCGTTTGATTATTATTTTCATTGTCCTTCTCCATAACCTTTAGCAGTTCTTGAAGATGAATACATTTTTCATACTCTTCTACAACAGTATAGTATTCGGTCAAGTTACTAATTAGGTTTTTCTTAACGATATCATCCACATTGTTTGGATTGTACAATAATATGTTGTACACTTCATCCATAGCTTTATGTTTGAAATCTATACCCATAAGTATGAAAAATTAATTAATTAAAACAAAAAACTCTGAGCAGAGAAAAAGATTAAACCAATGACTGATGTGAAAAGTATCCAAAGAGCTCTGTTTACACCCTCTTTCCAATCCAACATCTTTTCTAATTCTTTTATTTTATTTTCGTAATAATCTTCTTTACGTTCTTTTTCAAGTCTGAACTCGGTATTACGATTTACTCTAACAATAACCCCATTTTCAGGATTAAGTAGAGTATATTTTATTTCAGAAACATCTTCTTTGATGTCTATGTAGTTTTCTTTCATTTCTTGAATGGACAGTTCCATTCGTTTTAACTCCCCATTTGGGAGTTTTGTTTTCATTTCAGAGATTTCGTGTAATATACTCTCTAATATTTGAGCCTGCGTTTTCGTAGTAGCCATAGGTTTCCTATATCGGGGTTTTGTAAACTAAACTGATTATAAATAGTTACAAAAGTCTTTTAAATTGGTCAGAGTAGTATTGTTCTAACAATTCTTTTCTTTCCATGGTGGTTAAATGTTCGACAGCCAGAACGGATTTAACTCTAATATTAGGATACTTGTCTTGTAATTGAGCTACTGCTTTTACGTTTTTAATCGAGTCATCCATAAATGCAATGTCGGTGTATCCACTTTTAATGTGTTTTTCAATCCAATCAGCTTTTGCCTGTGGATTAGCATCACCAAGTGCAACAACATAGACATCTACACCCAAATTCTTCTTGAACCAATACTTGACAGGAAATCCTAACTTACGAGCAGTAAGAATGGTAACTTTCTTTTCAGGACTTGAAATCATTCTTCGTAACAAATCCACATTCTTTTTGATAACCTTTGGATTATTCAACATTCTATTAAAATCACGATAGTCGAATGTATCACCTACTTTTGGTTCATAGACAGCATATTCGGCTGGGTCAAGGGTACTTTCAGTACCATCCGAATGCTTTACATAAATATATGACACACTTTTCGCAAGCGTGTCATCGAAATCAAAAACTCTTAACGTTTTACCCATGTATATAAATATTACTATTTCATGATTGACATACTAATTAGACGTACATTTCTGAATTTGAGAATGACAAGTGAAGTTCAGCCAAGTCTTTGGCGACCTTTTTAGGATTTAGAAGTTTTTCAGCCAACACCTCAACTCGGTGAGCATTCACAAACTTCTCTGCGTTTTCATATCCAAGAAACGACTTCAACAATTTTTTACGAAGAATAACATTGTAAACTTCTTGACCATTTAACTGGCGACCAGCCAACTCAATTTTGTAAGGACGAACACTTTTCATAATATCTCTCATTGATTACAGAGTAAAGATACTATTTGTTTTTGAATAAACCAAGCGTTTAATGTTAAATTTATGTTAAACTTATCAACAAGTTATTAACATTATTTTAGTGTTGACGTTTCTATTAGCTATAATAGCTAACGTTTCTTCTATAATTTCGAATCACTTCATCTTCAGTTAAAGCTCTTCCATAAATTCTAACGATACCAAATCTACCATCAAAATAAGTTCCATCCCCTTGACTGGTAGAATCTAAACCACCAAAAGCAATATGAAAGTTAGGCAAGGAATCGTTCATTGGTGAGTGAAAGTTCATATTTGAGGTTTGGTCTACTAAAACACTATCGATATAACCTTTAACAGGAGAGCCGTGACCATCGTATGTTAATACTATTTGATGCCACTCATTAAATGTAAGGGTGCCTGTTGGACCTGTACTTGTGATAGCCGTACCACTCCATAATCCAAATTCCACTTGACCCGATACTAACTCAATAGCACTAAAATGGTAATTATCGTCAGCAACAGCAGTTCCCAAGTAAGATGCAATTACACCATTATTTGTCGGATACACCCAAACCTCTACGGAATGAGCTTCATCCCCAATAGTCAGCACTTGGTCTAAATCCGGAGTAACAATATAATCATTTGAAAAATCAAACCACCCATTGGAGTTCCAATTAGGAGAACCTACAATTGTTCCGTTTCTATTGTTTCCAGAAACATCTCGTATTGTAGAACCAACACCATTATATGAAGTTAGCATACCCGCATCATAATATAACACCAAATCATCAGTTATGAATGAAAGTGAACTCTGAACGTACCCACCACCTAATGTGTTTCTTAAATGTTTTTGGTATTCCAACCAATTTTTACGAGCGTTTTCTTCAACAATTCGTTTTTGACTAGCTTTTTTAGCTTCCAACTCCATCTCTTTTTTACGGAGATACTCTTTTAAATGTGGGTTATTACTAAAATCCATAGTGTTATTTCAAATTAGGAATACCACCAATTTTTGGAATTCTAACTTTCCAAGCGGTGTATATCTTTTTACGAGTGATTGGATTGATAATACCATCATCAACCAATGAATCTAAATAATCATCAACCACATCTTGATATGGTTTCTTCAACGTCTTGGCTTTAGAATACAATCCGTGAATGTTAGCATCAACCTCTTTTGGTAATAAGAAGTATTTGTAGAACAATTCTGGGTTTTGTCTGATTTTGACTCTCATGGCCTCATCACCACGGAGTAGTTTTGATAACTTCAAAGCAGCTGAATCTTTACCATGTGTCAAGTGTTCAATCTCATGTCTTACCAAATCACGAAGAACTGGCTGAATCTTTGAGAATATTTTTTCGTTATCATCGGGGTGTACTGCGACATTCACTTCGATTGATGGGAAATCGGAATCAGCTTCAGCATGACCATCCATGAAAAACTTACCAGCGTTCTTCATCGTAACGAACACAGCCTTGTTGATTTCACCCGTAAGTTTATCGTACATTCCTTCTAATATGAGATTCTTTAACTTCATTACAAATATACGAATTAAATTTTATATTTCCAACTTTGGAGTAGACGATTTGAAATCTTTTTTTCTCATGATAGTCTTAGCGATAGCTTTGTTAGCTTGCTTCATAAATGGAATGTTGATATTCGTTCTATCATCGGTAGCGACCATTTGTTCATATTTCTCAAGGAACTCAACAAATTGCTTCTTATGTTTAGATAATCTCTTAAAGAATCCAATCAATTCGGCTTGTGAGATTTCTTTACCATTTCTTGGGTCATTAAGTCTATCAAAGAAATGCTTGTCAGTAAGAACTACATCCAATGGACTCAAGAACTCATATGTGTCATGAGTACCAAGTCTATCACCACCTGATTTTGGGTATACAACATACTTACCATCTACTTTTTCAATACGTTCAAACATACCCTTTGTATTGATTTTTCTCCAACCACCACCGGGCATATTAAACAATCTTGCTGGGATTGGTAGGATTGCTCCTACTTTTAACATTGGATGTTTAACTGGCGTATGAATTAAACGAGTAAGATACATTCGAGTTTTATTATCAACACCATACAATTCAACCTCAACCTCAATCTTTTGATTTGATATTTTGATTGGACCTTTGTATAAACCTTTTGTAGGGCCTTCGTTTAAAGTAGACTCGGTAATTTCAGCATCCATGTATTTTTTATACAACATCATTAAAAATGGTATAAGGTCGTGAACCATCTTTTGTTTTTCAGCTTGATTATTTTTTGATACTATAACCTTGTCAGTAGCGCTGGGTGGATTATGTACTGCGTTTACAGCTTGTCTTTGTATTTGTCTTTTAGTAACTCGTAATGCCATATTATAATCTTCCCATTTTTAATAAGTATTTAAAAATTCATTATCAAGGTATAAAATGGGATTGTAGTTAACTACCTACCTTGACCACGATATAATTTTTTGTAATTCTTCGAATTCTTATTTTTAGACGTTTTGGTTTTGGCGTGAACGCCTGGTCTGTTAATTTCTTTTTTTTCCACAACATTGATTGTAGAACTTTTAGCTTTTGGTTTTGCCATTTTCGAATCTCCTAATTAGAGGTCTACTTCTTCGACCTCAATTTTAATTTTCGGAACGTAGCCCTCTGGTAATCTAACAATGATACCATTGAACTTTTCCACTTTTGATTTAAAGTAATGTAATGTCAAAACTCTATCAGTCAAGTTTAACATAAGTTGTGATGATGTACTCATTTTGGGAGTATCACGTCTCATGTTCAACGGACTGTCTTGCTTATATAACTGTTTTCTTAAATTTTGTAATATTCCAATTGGGTCATCGCTGACCTTATTTGTCATTTTTTCAGCTGACATTTTTCTAATCTTCGAAGACAAGTAATCAGGTCCTTTTGTGTAACCAGCATCAGCATAATGATATCCGTGGTTAGTTCTTACAAAGTTATCTGAATCTATATCTCTAATGTCAATTTTAGGATTGTGTTTTGATGTCATCTCAACGGATACTGCTGTTTGTGGATTTGATACCAAAGTATGTCCTTTAACACCACCATCTACTTTAACAACACTTGTTAGGGCTTTACCCAATGTTTTATGACTTAACGCTTTACGGATTCTAGCACCATCCTTTGAGGGTTTACCACCCTTTTTCACAATCTTCTTTTCGTTTTCATCATATCCAACCATGAGTGCTGTATTCAAAATACCAATACCATACTCATTCATACCCTCTGACCAATCGGTTATCATATCACGAAGATAAGCTACTTCAACACCATCCACAATTTCATGTACTATTTCTAATTGAGGCATGTAAGCTCGGTCACGGTTCTTAGCCATTACAAGTGTATCACCAACTCTTTTGGCTACAACAATACACTCGTTGATTAGGATGTCTTTCTTCATAATAATAAATATCAGTCTAAAGCATCTTCCAATGATTTTTTCACTGCAATGCTAAATTCAGTTCTTTCAAATGGTAAATTCTCATCTTGGAGTTGTAACAAAGTAGCAGCAACGTTTGTTTTTGCTATCCCCGTACCAAAGTATTCCTTACCATCAATAACTACTTTACTCTTAACTATTGTTTTTTTTGATTTAAATTCAAATGGCCCGATTCTTAATCCTTGAGTTGGAGCTTCGATTGATAAAATTACAACTTCAACGGGCTTTCCATCGGGGCATAATTGGTACTTTTCTTGTATCATGTCTTCAGTAATTTGTCTGATACCATATGTTAGTTTTTTCTCGTCTACTCCATTCATACTGGCTAATGAGGTGACTGCTGCTACGAAATAACAAATGAGTGTGTTCATGGTGTTTCCTTAATATGTTAGTTTTGATTGATAGGTATAACCGGGCGATAATAAATAGAAGTTAGTAGTTCCTCCCGATGTTGGTGTAAATGTATAATTTGTTGTGATTCCTGGAATTGTAGATTTTAAATTCGTAGTTCCATTAGATAGTGTAGTCCATTGACTTGATGTAAACAATAGCGTTTTTTTGGTAAATGACAACCCATTCAGTATTCGTGCTACATGGTATACATCACCCACAGTCACATAACCATCATTGTTTAAATCACACTTATGATATTGATATGATTTTAGTGGGATTTCACCAATAGATACTTTTGATGGTCCTATAAAATCTGAAGAACTTATATTGGATGAAACCTTTGGAGTAACGACTTCAATATAATATTGCTTTGATGGGTTATATGTTTTACTAAATGAGTATCTACCATTCACATCAGTAACTATACTATCTTCCATAACCCAATCGGTTGTATCAACTATGTAATCAAATTCAATTACATATGGAAGTGAGCTATTTGGTAAATCATTCCATCTACCACCGGATACAAATTGAATATAGTCCTCACCACCAGCGTTATTTGGTTCTCCACTATTCCAATTTAAATATTTCATCCTACCATATCGATATGAAATACTCATCCAAGCCCTATCAATCTCATCGTCTGATAATTTTCTATTAAATATTCTAAAGTATCCCAATCTATATTTACCATAAGCACCGCTACCCATATTTGTGGATTCCGATTTAGCTAATGCATAATACATACCATTCGAAGAACTACTATGTGGTACTTCTCTATTGAATGTAGATGTTCCAAAATAAGTACCATCTAAATAACCTCTTAAAGTAGACCCATCATATGTCATTGTTATTAAGTGCCATGTGTTCATCGAGATTGTCGTTGATATACTTGATATAGTACCACCCGTATTCCAAAACCCAATTTTCAATGTACCACTTGTGGTTATTTCCATAACAGCAGCATGCCAACCACTCGAAGCGCTACCCGTACCAAGCTCGGTAACTAATATACCGGCTGATTCCGGATAACATAATAATTGTAAAGTTTGAACCTCTGACACATTAGGAAAACTGCCAGAAACGTCACCTGTTATTGAGTAATCATTTGTACCATCAAATTGTACATAATTACCACTTGAAGTTGTTAGGGTTGGCCCATTGTACATTGTTGCGTTTTTACTACCAACGTTATCTACTAAAGTTGTAGTGTAATTTTTAGAATCATAATTGTGTTTATAATCATCAATATCATTTTCAGTCCATCTCCAACCCCCATTAGGTTCGGAATAAAAAGCACCACCTTTATCTTGATACAGCCCAATCCAACCCGATGGCCATGTTCCAAACAAAAAAGAATTTTCACCTGAAGTTGATATTGTTGCTAAATGACCACCCATGTTCTCACATGCGGATTTTGCACTTGTCCAAGTGGAATTACTCGTAGACCTATAGTATGAGTGACCATTGTAGTTTGTTTGTGAAGTAAATCCGGTAATATTTGGTATTACTCTACTATAAAGTTTTACAGGTACATTTTTTACACCAGTATCTCCCTCGGTTCTAATGTATCCGGAATGACTCCAGGTTTGAGAATATCCTTGGATTTGTACTAATAGTATAAAAATAAGAGTTAAAATAAACTGTTTCATAATAATATTTTTGTACCTGTCATTAACTGCCAGTTTAAAACTGACTGATTTAACTGATATACTCCTGCAAAACTTATACTCCATTTGAACTTATCCGTAACTTTAAAATCGGTATTAATCATAGGCACCATCAAGAACCCACTTTTATACCACTGTCCCTCATAATAAAATATGTATGGAGAATATACTGACAACAATAATACGTTAGCTCCTATAGATTTTCCACCTTTAAAGTTTGTAAATCCACCACCAACTAATGAAAAGTTTTGGAAATTACCTTTACCCAAGTAACCATATGTGTAGTTTCCACCTATCATCCAAGTTACAGGACCCGTCTTTTGAGCATTTAATAATGATGTTGTATTAAACCAATCCGTTTTAAAGTTTGTCATAAATGAGTTTGAAAATATACCCATGTATCCATTTTTTTTTAATGAGCCATATAGAGTAACATTTGTTACGTTTTCTCCGGTTTGATAGTTGACGTTAACACCTTTAATGAATGTTTGTTTAGTATTCAAGTGAGTCATAGATACATTTATCTTGTAGTTATCAAGGCCTGATTCTGAAATATCACCGGAATTTCTGATTATTACGATATCACCTGCGCCAATCAAAGCACCCCTACCCACTTTTTCTTGTTTAGATTTAGATTTATTTCCACCGGAAGAACCACCACCACCCTCACTCGATTCGGATTCACCACCGGTAGCGGATGCGTTTGTTTGACTTGTACCACCACCTTCAGATGTGGTACTTCCCTCGGAGTTAGGAGTTGTTTCGGATGATGGTTGTCCCTGTGAGCCCCCATTAGAACCACCACTCGAACCCCCGCCAGTATTTCCACCACCACTTCCACCACCACTATTACCATTTCCACCAGTTGAACCACCACCAGAGCTGCCACTTGGAGGTTTACTACCACCGGAATTGTTAGAGCCAGAATTGTTAGAGCCACCCTCTCCACCTTCACCACCTTCGCCATTATCATTTGAGTTAGAACTTCCGCCAGATGAGGATGAACTGCCTGACATAGAACCCCCCACACCCCCAGCAGTTGAGGCTGCGCCTGACATCGTACTACCCATGGAAGCAGCCATACTTACAATACCAGTTATTGATGCTACGTTATTAGCTGATTGTGAACCGAGTTGAGTGTTAAAATCGTTTGTTACGGTTTCACCTTGACCAGCACATGGGTCGACTCCAGGTGGAAATTGTGCATTGATAGAAGCAACCCAAGCTTCATAAGCACCACCTTGAAGTTCAGCCCAAGTAAATATACGAGTTTGACCAGCATAATTCATTATTGTGCCAGTACCACTTGGTGGCAGATTTATCGTTTTTTGTTGACCAGTACACGGGTCTATATAACGATAAGTGGACTGCCCATATAGGGACAGCCCACTTAAAAGTAAGATAAATAATATAAATTGTTTACCAGCCATTTGTACTCATTCGCTTCATAAGGTTCATTGTAGCAACCTCCAAAGCTCTTTGAGTAGCAATTCCGACTGTAGATTGGTCAAAAGACATACTTGGGTTTTTAAAGTAACCTTCACCAATTTGAGTGGATGTACCCTGACCAGAGGCTACAATGTATTGTGAATTGTCAACATTAACCATTCGGATTTGAATACCGATAATTGTAGTGTTTGTCTTTTGTAATTTACCCTTATCATATTTCTCAGCATATGAAACTGAAAAGTCATAGATTTCAGCATACACTATGAATTTTGGTAAAGCGATACCTTCCATCTTGATTTTGGTTCGACCATCACCAAGACCTTGTGCATCCTTTTCCCAAGCATCAAGCATTTGGTTGACTATGGCTTCTTTTTCTTCTGCGTAAATAAATCTATTTGTAGTCTCGAAGTTTTCGATGATTCTATTCGATACACCCATTCCGAGTCTCTTCTCACGAAGTTCAGGAAAGGATTCCCACAATTCTTTATTTACATTTAAAGTAGCCAACTGAACCACTTGTTTCTCACCAGTGTATGGTGGTAATGTTTCCAATGGAGCAGCTTTTTCAAATTCAGCTTGATATTGTTGAGTAGATATGGTAGATTTACAACCAGTAACAGCGGATGAAATGAGAGCGAAGCCGGCAATCATTACGATGATACCAATAACACTAAATAATGTTGAGATAAATTTATCTTTACGAGTTTCCATTATTTACCTTCACCATTGGCTTCAGCTTTTTCCCTTTTCAATCGAGCAACTCTCTCTGCTACAGTTTCCTTTTTTGGTTCTGGCACTGGAGTTGCGGCTGGAGCTGCTTGTTGAACAGGCACTTCACGAACAGTCTCTTTGATAATGGTTTTACCACCACCATTTGAGTTGTTTTGTTGTTGTGTGTTATTGTTTGTCATGTTGATAACAACTGGCGCTGGAGCAGCTGATTGACCTTGAACTCCACCTTGTTCAGATACTTGTTCGGTCTTTTCTTTTTCTTCAGTACCAAAGATTTTCTCAACATTTGTAACTACATAACCGGAAACTACAGTTACAATTGTAGTAACAGCACCAATTACTGTTTTGGTGATGCTTGACATTCCTTCTTTTACTTCTTCACTCATTTCGAATCCTTTTTTAATATTTCATGATTTTATAGAATTTTGTTTTAGTATCAGTTGACATCATTAACACATACACACCGGTAGGTAATTTTGTCAAATCATACTTGGTGCTTGTAACACCACCTTGATTGATAACTTCATTATGTTGTAACAACCGACCATCAAGTGTAAACAATCCACTTGATAATTTGTGTTGTTCAGCCATGTAGTAATCAACCAAGATATAATCGGTGGCTGGGTTAGGGAATGTTCTGAAACCATCTACTAACTCATCCAACAATTCACTCTTACCTCTTCTATAAACAACAGTAGCGTCTACAGGAGTTTTGATGATATTTAAGTCATCTGCGTTTTCATCACCAGCTGCTTTTGAGAATACACGAATGGGACTCTCTTCCCAATTGGTTGATTTAATTTTAAATTTGAAACTAAATACGTTGGTTACGCCGGTAACAATAGCGGGGTCCATTTGTGATTCATGACCACCCCATAAGATTTTACCATCTTGATTAGACAAGAATGATGTCCAACGACTCATAGTCTCACCCATATCCAATGATTCGAATTCAAAAATGTTAGTATCAAACTCAAGACCAATTTGTGCAGCACCAATTGAATTACCATGAGTAACTAAAGTTACAGGAATTGTAGCGGTGTTATCAGCAGATACGTTTAATTTAGGAATTACAAACTGAACTGAATCATCAATGTGTTCAATCATTCGCTGTTGGTCGAGAACGTATTGAGTTCCAGTTCCACCTTGAGCAATTCTGGCAACCAAGTAAGATGTTGTGTTGTAACCAGTAGATGTAACATCACCTAATACATAAGAATGGTATTGTAATGAATCTAATCCATTAATTACTTTATCAATTGTGTATACACCAACCTTTGATGTTAAGAATGTACTTGAATTTGATACGATTGAATCATATTCAGTCTTTCTCAATAATTTAACGTTATGTTCACCTGATACAAGATTGTTCCAAGTCGTATCCATTTTGGCTAATCTATTGAAAACCAAGAATGCGTCAGATGTAGTCAAAGTTCCATTTCGGTTTACGTCACCTTCTTGATACTCATAAGAAGCTGCAGTATCAGATTGTACTGAAATGTCAGCCAATCTATATGCATCTACAATAGATATAGCTGAACCATCTTTTAGAGAGTCGGTAGCGATTGTCAATTTAACATTGTAATATGAAGTGTCATATGGAATCACCACGTTTACTTTACCAGTAGAATCGGTTCTGAACGATGTTCCGGCTAACCAAGTAGAAGATGCTTTTTTCTTGTAGTGGTATTTGGCGGTAATCCCTTTAGTTCCATTGTTTTGAACGTTTTTAACAATGAATGGGAATTTCAATTCCGGTTGTAAGAAAGCACCACCATAAGAATACATACCCAAAGTTACGTCAATACCGGCACTTGTGGTAGCCAAGTTATTATATGTTGTAGTACCAATCAACTCAAGTGAATCTACAGTAGCAGGGTCAAAGGTTGATTTATGAGGTAACTTAACCATGAAAATAGCACCATTGGACCATCCGAACGTAGTCGAGTTTCCGGTGTAAATCAAGTTAACGTTAACCCAGTTTGATGATGAGTAGTATGCGCCATACTTTGAACTAACAGCAGTTGCTACAGGCCCCCACTTTACGATAGGAGTTTTGAAGTTAGCATTATCATAGAAGAATCTAACCTGAATACCTGTAATTTTATTTGAGGTTGGGTTATTGAAGTGTAAATAGATAACAGTTGTATCTTCAAGTTTAGAACCTTGAACGAACGTGGTATCAACCAAGAAATATGGAGAGCTCGAAGCGGGGGCAGGGAGAACTTCGTTCTTACCATTCTGCCCAAACGCTGACACACTCACCCATATTGTAGTTAACAATACGAGTAATTTTTTCATGAAATTATCCCTCTGATTCTTCGTTGTTCTTTTTACCACCGAAAATCTTACCAGCTTCAGCGATACCAAAAGCGCCCAAGGTAATCATTACGAACGAATTAAAAATCGTGTCGCTAATGATGAGTTGATTACCCATAATACCTGTTACGATGTCAGCTCCGGCGAAAATAGCCATTACTGTGAATGATAGAAAACCTACGATAGTCTTCTCGTTAAAATCATTTTTGTCTTTGAAAATGTCCCAAAATGCCATAGTTGTTTCTCCTTTATTAACGGCTACATAACAATTCCAAAACTAATTCCAATATAAATATATCAATATAAAAAGAAACCCTCCTTGTTAGGGGAGGGTTCTTACTATGTTTAATTTTCGATGATTAAACGATATCTTTTGATTCAATCAATGTATAAGTGAATGACTTACCATGAATTGCTCCAGCTTTTCTACAAATAGCCATAAACTCTTCAAAGTCAGCTGCTTTTTTGAATACTTGACAACCTTCAGACCAGTTTTCTACATAAGTAGAATCAGCACCTGCTTTGTGGATGTTAATACCAAATACACCTTCTTGGATTTTGGTTTCATCATAGTTCATATCACGATTTGCATCACGATAAACTTTTACTGGTTTTTGTTGTTTCAATGCTTCGTACTTACCTTGGTGTAATCCTAAAGTATGTGAACCACGATATTGACCGGGAACCAAACGAGCTACTCCAGCAGCGTTATGATATTCCTTAACACCTTTAGTTCCAGGATCGGTAGTGTTTACCCATTCTTTGTAAATCCAAACACCATTTTCTTTGTAAGATACTGAAATAGCATCATCAAATGCGTTAGTAACTTTAGTTCCGGTAGCAGAGTTTCTGATACCAATGATGTTCAAATCAAACCCTTTGTTAGAGGCGTCTTCGAACCACACATAACCTTTAGCTTTTACAGCTTTTTCAATTTGTTCTTTTGTGTACTTTGCCATTTTATTAGTCTCCTTATTTTAGCCACCCATAATACTTGAGTGTTTTTTCCTCACGGTCGGCTAACCCATGAGTTCCACCATTAATTCTTTTTGTCAATGCAAGAATGGTATCTTTATTAACACCCTTATCACAAATATCCCATAATTTATTTCTCTCAAAGAAAAACAAAGCAGATTCAAAAGCAAGTTCATTTGCTACTAAATCAGGTGTTGTAATGATTTCGGGTTTGTTTAAATATTTTGAGAACGCTTCGTAGTTAGCTTTACCAGTTAATTGTAGAGCTCCTCTACCACGATATTTCCAACCATCACCTGATGCTTCATTACCATTACCCATTCGGTCAGCATATACTCGATTAGCAATCTTTTCAGGTTGTCTAGCATATGATTCTTCTAAATTTCCAGGAAAATACTTACCAAAGATTCCTTGTAATCCTTGAGCTGAATAATTTAGATTTTCAGAGAATGCTTTAAATCCACCAGTCTCATGTGATGTTTGAGCAAAGAAATGTGCCGCTCTTTCGGGTGTAAACTTGTAGTATGTCATAGCTGCTTTTAAAGTTCCGGGCCCAAAAGCACCATCAGCATTTACACCAATTTTAGTTTGTAACGATTTTAAACTCATAGAACTCCTATTTTAGAAATAAATATGTTAATATCTTATCTTTCGATTTGTTTTAATTTTAATATATTCAATTTTGGACGAGATGGTAATGCTATATCAGTTTGCCAGTTTAATGGTGGTTCTTTATCATTTTTATCATCTCTATTACAATCCGGTGTCATTTTATAAAATAATAAATCACCATTGGAATCATTTTTTCTAACAACATAATCTGATAAATCTACAGCAACTACCGATTGTTGTTGATATGAGTAATATAACCAAGAACCTTCAACTGCTCTTTTATACAACCACTCTGAAATAGTATCAAGTCTATCAACTCTTTCTATTTCCTTATCTATGATTGTATTGTATTCAATTACTCTATTTGTATAATATATCAACAAGGTATCTCGGATTGATATTATAGAATCTTTAACTCTCGTGTCAGCTTTATACTTTGCTATTTTAGCTTTTTGACTTTCAAATATAGAATTAATTGTATCAGCTTGACCCTTTGTCAAAATAACAAAAGTATCACCATCAATTACCTTCTGAATCGGGTAACTTGATTGGCTGAAACTCAAATTCCCTACCATTATTAATGCTATTAACAGTCCTCTCATCTTTCAATTCTTTCTTAATGTTTTTAACAACAGACTTGGTACTATCTAAATCCCCAATAACCTCGGATACCATGGTTTCGAGGTTTTGTTTTTCTTCTACAAGTTCTTCATTTTGAGTTTCTAATTTAGAAACAGTACTACGCAATGATTTATTTGCTGTGGTTAATTGTTTATTCTCATCGGTGAGTTGTACGTTTTCTTCAACAACGACAACGTGACCATGACCACTTGAAAATATTTGTAAACAAACCAATGCTACAAATGCTGTGATTACTATGAGTATCTTTCTTTTCATTTTTTACCACTTAAAAACATGATAACGATTTCTTTTAAACTTTTAGAGTTTTCGGTACTTTCGGTCAATTTCTCTTCCAATGAATCACGATATTCCTCTTCCAAGTATTCTACTCGTTTTCTATACTCTTCTTCACTCTGCATTAGTTTGTTTAAAAACACCCAACACAAATAACCCAATCCTAAAACGGCAAAACCCAATACTCCATATTGAGTTAATACTTCAAACGGACCAAAAGACATTATTTCTTACGTTTCTTTGTATTATTTAATTCTTCTTTTAGTCTGTCTTTTTCAGCCCACTGGCGTTTTAAAAACATCCAAGCTACATACCCAAGCGCAAGTACAGCTAATCCTAACGGACCGTAATCACCCAATTGATTAAATACACCAAAATCAGGTACGGCCGGTTGTACTGAAGTTGTATCCATCGTACTCCTTTATAAAATATATGCAGCCACAATATGTGGCCGCTTCTGACTATTCTAATATAATAATTTACTCTTTCGAGTTACCATTGTCGGTAGCATATTTAACACCCATAATAGTACCAACTATTGAAAATGCATTTGTCAAAAGAATACCAAACATATTGCTCCATGTAGAACCTATGATTTGCGTATCTTGACCAGCCATCATTGCTATAGCGTACATTACCGATGTAATTACACCCACCCCAATTATCACAAATAAAGCAACCCTAACAATCGTACCTATTAATTCAAATTGAGTTCGTTTTTGCATTATATCAAGGTCATCGAGTGCTTTGTCTTTAGCTTGTTCAGCTTGACTTCTTAACATTTCAGACTCATCTAATGCAACTCTCAACTCTTCCATCAATTTAGACGTGTTAGCCGCTGCTACTTCTAATTCTTTATTTTGTTGTTGTACTTGTTTTGTTACTTCTAGTCTCTTTTTACGAGAAGAAACATCTCTAACAATACAATCTTTTAGATAGGTTTCAAACTCAACATCACCGGCTTCGGCTTGTAGAATCTTTAATATATTACCCTCAAGATATATTTTCTTTTTGGATAATTCTAATAACCCATCTCTCGTAACTTTTCCAACAACCATTTTTATTTATATATTTTAAACGGGGCTGTTTTATTTCGATACCCCTCATAGTCTTTTTTAAACTCAATTAAACGTGGTTCAATGTCATCTGATTTTATAATCCAAAACTGAGCACCAACTTTTTTTGCCTTTTCGATTTCTTCAATATCCTCTGATGATGATATGATACCAATCACACACCCATTACCATATTCATAGTTTATTTTACGAATCATCTCAATACCATCAAAAGATGACCCGATGATGTTCAAATCAACAAACACACATTCAGGTCTTTCATGATTCACGTCATCAGGAAACCACTCCTTGAATTTTTTATCAGCTTCATCAGATGAATCTAACGCTTCCATTGAAAGCGCTATATCAAGCAATGAACAAGCATCCTCGAATACGAGATGAAATAAATTTTCGTCATCAATTAACATTAAAGATTGAATCATACCCTTACCATTAGTTTTGTTCCACAATCAGTCTTATAAGCTCTTATTTTAAAGCCGTGTTCTTTTAATATTTCAGTACATATATTCAACCCCAATCCAGTTCCACTTTCTACCTGACCTTCTTTTCTCTGATAAGGTTGTGATAATATGTCAAACTCGTCTTGGGTCATACCTCTACCATTGTCCTCTATAACTATGTAGGACTTACCATCTTCGGTTGATTCTTTGTATATTTTTACCCACTTTGTTGGTGAATCATTATACTTTAATCCATTTCTAATTAGATTATCAATAGCAGTACAAAATAAAGCTTCATTTACATCTATGGTTGGTAAATTACTATCAAGTATAACTTGGTTTTTATAAGCGGTAAGTCTTAAATAATCTTCTAATATATGTTTAATATCACAAGTGGTTTTTGTTAGTTGTGAATTTTGTTTTACAAGATTTGTAAACTCATATACCCCAGCATATACCTTTTGAGCATGATGTAACCCATCTTCCACTAATTGTAGTGGAGCCCCAATTCCAAGTTCTTTGATTTTGTCGTCATCAAGTCTACGTCTTAAAGACTTAACACCACGAGGTAAGTAAGTGTTAATACCGCTATGCATATCATGTCTGATTATCTTTGCGGCGTGTTCAAGATATATATTTTTCTTTTTAAGGTCATTTGATGTAGTTTGTTTATTTCGTAAGAATTCCATAACCACCATGAAAAAGGGTGGCATAAACGCAATTACACATGAGTATCCAAATACGGCTAGTTCATATGAATTTTTACAAATTCCAAAAACAATACATGATTGTACAGCGAAGAACGTAAACATAATCACAGCAGCTACTAAAAGTGCTACTCGTGACCTAACTGATATTCCATCGAGAGCCGACACGTCATAGCTCCGACTTTTTGAATCCTATTTTTTCAAAAATCCACTTTGATGGACATACCTTGGTCCAAACTCCAGCTTGTAGCATTATCACTACAAATAAAACAACATACCAATTGCTCAACAAAATTGATGTCAACAATACAAGTGACATTAACAAGTATACGGCTCTAACCGATGTCCAATGTTTCATAGGGCTCCAATTGTAGCAAAAAATGCTACCTTTAATCGAATCCAAAACCGTGTCTTCCAAGGTAGTGCTTTGAATTCGGGTGTATTAAATGATTCTTCTATCATAAGAATAAATATTAAGCTATCTCTAAAAAGTCAAGTGGTATATCCCATTCGATTCCAAATGGGTCTTCTATCCTACCTTCTTGCTTTTGTTCGTTTACTGATATGAATTTCACTAAAATCGAATTGATTAACATTAAGTTTAGCCATGTCGGATTACTTTCAGCTTTTTAATAACGTCCAAGAATTCTTCTACGGAATAAGATTTGTTTTTTTCATCTTTTATAACCACCGCTTCAAGGGTGTCTGGATATTTCTCTACCAATCGGATTAATATTTCAAAACCATGTTCGGCCCAAAAATTCTTAAACGATACTTCTCCTAATATGTTGGTTGAGTAATCAACATCTTTCTCGGTATCATCTGGTAGTAATATAAAATATCTCATAGTTTTATAAGGCCATCTTCATAGTGTTTTACACGATTAACCTTTACATTAAATATGTCAAATTCGTACTCACCGATTTCAAAGTTGTTAAAATCGAAGATTTCTGACATATTTTGGATGAATTGAAATGACTGATTTGTCATTCGTTTAACATCAAATTGTACAATAACGTCCGAATTCTCATTCACATTTATACGTTTTGATAAGTCGAATTTAGTATTTGACTGTTCATTTTTAATATACTCAGCAATCACTTCTTGTGGTAAATCGGTATTGATTACATCACACCACGGTTCTAACATCTCTAAAAATTTCATGTCACAATTTGTGATGTCAAACTGAATATTGTATTTATGTGGAATTAACGGTTTCATGTACACATCATGTTTTACAAAATGTCCCCACTTACGAATGAAATTTCTACCATTCTTGGTCGTGGTGTGAATCCATTCTTCGGAGTTTACACCAGCAGACCCACCAGCGTGTTTGTTAAATCTACTACCACGAGATGTAAAGTGATACACGAGAGCATCCCAACTCTGAATCAGCTGATATCCATTAAGTAGAAACCTATTGAATAAGTCGGAGTCTTCCTTTGATTGTGGAGCAAATAGTTCATCATGACCACCGATTGATAGAAAATCCTCACGATACATACACCATGGTGCAAATATACCTTCAGTAGTTTTATCTTTGTTTTGATTCTCAAGTTGTAACAAGTTTATTACGTTCATGTCATAATCATACTCATCAACCTCATTACCCCAAGCTAATGTAATCTTTTCAACACCCGGTGGATGTAATGGTGGCTCAACCCGTGTAGCTGATACAACTGTTAATGGTTTTAGGTGTTTGATAATATTCTTATCTAAATTTGGAGATGCTACCATATCAGCATGAAATGCCATAATAATTGGAGTTCTTGCCATTTGAATACCTTTATCAAACATACCAACAATTCCAATACGTTCAGGTCCATTATTTCTATATGTAATCAGTTTGTCATCATTTAAAGAACTAATCCACTCCGATGTACCATCGGTTGAAGCGTCATCTAATACCAAAACCTCGTGATTACCACCCAGGTCTTTGATTGATTTATATGATAATTTTAAAAACTCAAGATTATTTCTTGATGGAATTACAAATGTTATTCTTTGGTCTAGCATGCGTATAATTTTTTAATATAGTCTTCAAGCTCACGAGTCGGAGTCCAACCCAAGATTTCCATGGTCGTAGAATCCGTGTTTAATGTATGTAGTGCTTCTCCCGGCTTACCATCTTTGTAAATAGGATTAATACCGAACATCTTTGCAACTTCATTTACTGAAATGTTTTTACCTCTACCCAATTCAAATTCATAACCATATGATTTCTTTTCCATAATCAATACCAACGCATCTACAATGTCATCTACATGAGTAAAATCTCTACGTTGCTCACCATTACCATAGATTTCACAAGCAATACCTTTACTCAAGTTATTAATCCACCTACCAATTAAAGTGGTGTAACCCCCTTCAAGTAACTGATGTGGTCCGTAAACATTGTAGAACCTAGCAATAGAGGCTGATAATCCAAAATGGGTCTGATATAGAGTAATAATATCCTCACCCAAATCTTTTGAGAATGTGTATGGGTTTTTAAATCTACCGCTGTGTTTAGAAGAAGACCCAGCATATATTAATTTAATATCATTGTTTATACAAAACTTAACAACCTCGTATGTTCCGTTAAAGTTTGTATTAATATAATCTTCAGGCATTTCGAATGATGGTTGAATTCTAGCAATAGCTGCCATATGAAATACTACATCAAAATCCGTATCCATTGTGGATATGTGTTGAATATCACCAACCCAATACCGACAACCACTTATTTCATTAGATTTAAGACCGGTCGAATAGTTGTCTAACGAAGAAACATCATGACCATCTTTTAATAATCTTTTGATGAGGTTTGTTCCAACAAAACCAGCACCACCTGTAACTAATATTTTCATAATATAGATTTTACCTTTTCTATAAATACAGACTCGGAGTATAATTGATTGTATAATTCTTTAGTTGACTCACTACACTCTTTGTAAAAGTCCCTATCAGATTTTAATTTGTTTGCTAATTCTTTTGCTGTGACTATATCACCACGTTCTACACTTAAATTTGGGTGTAGATATTTTTGCGTATTTACATCATTGTATCCAATGCAAGGGATGCCTAAATACGAACAATTTAAAGGGAATTGTCCAGCAGACGCGGGATAACATTGTACAGCATATTTGTATTTTGATAATTCAAACATAAAGTCAGACCACACCATCCATGGTAAATACTCAACTCCATTTTGTTCTTCTCCACTTTTAAACTTACCAGTTTTGTAGCCAACCATCGGTAAGTCAAACTCACAAGCTATAGACCAAGCGTCAAAACCACGATATGTACTTGTCCAATTCCCAGCAACAAATACTTTTTCTTCTTTTGTTTCAGATTGTCGTATTCCGTTATCAATCATTAACGTTGGTAAAACAAATGCAGGTTTATTAGTTACTCCTCCAAAAAAAGGAACATCAACATCGTTATGACACAAGACACCATCGCTATCTATTAGTTGTTTATAAAACCAAGCCATAGATGTAAATGACTCATCTTGCCAGTCCCATTGAATACTTTCTTGCATCACATAAACTTTTCCACAGAAAGGCTTTATTTTTTGAATTAAATCAACTTGATTTATAGCAAGATGCTCTCTATTCTTTTCTTTTGGTATAATCACAATACCAACATCTATGAAATATGGAATTTCCGGCGTATTAAAGATTGGGATGTGAATTGCATCTAAAGCACATACCCAAGCTTGGTCAGTTCTCATATTTGGATTATTTCGTGGAACTTTTCCAAAGTAACCACCTTCAGTAAAAAATGCTATTTTCATATGTGTTGTAATGTAGTGTAATAATTTGTAACATTCGGATGAAAGTAACTAACTTTACAATCAAATAAGGATTCATCGAGATATACAACTCCACCACAACCACTTATATATTCGGTTGCTGAAAAATGTTTACATATGTCTGCAAGCCGTTGTGAGCTTGACGATGTGATTCCTAACTCTGATGACCTGACCATGGGTGTTGTTATACCCAATGCAGTTCTACAATATTCAATACTAGCAATGTTTACGTCAACGAGAGAAGTGTGTGAGTATATATCTGAAAAGTCTATTCCAAAATTGGTTTGTAACTTATTTAGGATTACACGTTTCCATTTTGGATTTTGACTAACGAAAATATCCTTGATTAGTTTTGAATTTGCGTGTTGTTCCAACTCAATAGTAAACCATTCATCTACACCATTTTTATTAAGAAACTTATTTCGATTCTGAAAGTTATTTTTTGTGTATTGAACATCGTCTAAAATTACAAATAAGTCAGCCGATTCCATTTTTTGAAAGAATCCCATGTAGGGGAAATGTTCAGGTTGATGTATTGTTATTTTCATCGAGATAATACCATTAAAAAGTCAAATTTTGATTTGTGTATTAAGGTAACATTTTCAGTTACCGATAAGGCAATCTCTAATGTAGATGATGGTGAGAAATACTCAATATTAGTGCTTCTTATAGAAGCCCATGTGCTTGGAAAATTTACCATAACAACATCAGAACAATCATACATACATTGTAGATATTCTTTTAATTTAGTTGGATGGTCAGCAGGTCCCCCTTGATTTCCAGCAACTCCAGATGAGATTGCTAAATCATACTTTTTGTTAATCTTTGATTCTAAAATATCCGATACCTCAAACGAATGTTCTTTGTAATTTTCAGATGCAATTTTAACAAACTCATCATTTATATCAATACCATGATATGACTTACAATTATAACCAAAATCAAAGAAAGAACCCCAGCCACAACCAAATTCAATAATTGACTTATCCGAAAACGGAATAATTGAATTCATAGCATCATATCTAAACTTCGCAGAAGTGCCATCAGCTGACCCCCATGTCAGAGACCTATAGTCTCCAACTCCATATGTTTTTAAAGACTCAGCGTACCAAGTCATCATTCTTTCACGTTGATTCATATTTAAACAATTATAGAAACCCAATCTACCTTACCAATATACGAATTAATTTTATAACATCCAAGCCCACCAACAATTTTATGTAAGGGAATGTATGGTTCTCGTTTAGAATGGTCGGTGAAATACATACCACGAAGCCACGAACTTTCATTACCAATTAAATTAACACCAGCGTTCTTTATTTCGTTTGCCAAATCCACTCTCTTTATAAGATTAGATTGAATTGTTGGTTTTAACTCATCAAACGTATATAGTGGTAAATCCATCATTTTATTTGAAAATACAAACCCACCTCTACCAAAGTTTAACCATTTGGATTTATTTGTAGATGAGACCACAATGTCAGCATATTTACCCAACCCAACCAGACCATGACATTGACTTAAATCTTCGATTATTTTTAAAGACGTGTGTTCTCTTATGGTTTTAACATCAGCTCTGATACCAAACATATGTGGTATGATGATAGTATCATAGTCGTCAGCAACACTTAACACATCTTTGACATCAATTTGTAGGTCAAAATCACAATCAGACAAGTAGTAATCACAATTGGTTTGTGTAACTGCTGTCAATATGTCAGTACAAGTGTAGGATGGTATAATTACTTTTTTAGAATCTAACTCTTTCAAAGCAATTATTAAAGCATCCGTACCGGATTTAGTTTGATATGTATATTTTTTATACATTAGCGAACAATTTTTAAAACATTAAACGCTTCAGCATATTTAACACCCGACTGACTACCTCTGAATTTTGCTAATGTTTCAAGATTGGATATCATATCAAATCCATGACATTTGAATTTTTCTATCTGACTCCGGTGTTTTAGACACCCTTGAAGTTTGTAGTCAAATGACTCTGTGATATCAACATAATAGTTAGCTACAGGATATGTCGTAGTAATTCTTGGAAGTGGGACTTGTTCATAACAAAGTACATTTTTAACCAAACGGCCAGCAGCCATTGTAGCAGAAAGAGTATTAATGTGGTCTTGATGAGTATCACCACCCCAATGGGTATAGATAATATCTATATTACGTTCTTTAATGATTTTTTCAAGGAACGCTACTGATTGATTATCAAATGGAACTTTAGTATCTTGAAATGGTCCAAGAATTAATTCAGCACCAATTACATCAGCAGCCAATTTTGCTTCAATAATACTTTGAGAACTATCTCGTGTTACTTCTTGAGTATGAGCATCTTTAACATCACTTTGGGTCATTACAACCATAGTCACATTATCACCATCATTGGTGTGTTTTTTTAGTGTGCCAAAACACCCAAATTCAATATCATCGGGATGAGCACCGATTGCTAAAATATTATAAGACATCTTTCCAACCTTTAAATTTATAATATGGGTGAAATAAATTAGCAAGATTTTGACTACTTGCTTCATAAGCCTTCTTATACCAAGAATGTTGTTCTCTTAACAAGCCCGTGTTTGTTGGGTCTATACCAACCTCACCTAAAACATTTTTACGCTTCGAATGGTGTTTTCTATTATGAACTAACAAAATATTTCTGATAACATATTGTGGTATATTACCCAACAATTTTTGGGTCATCATCATAAACGCGGTATCTTCATGTACAAAGAACATACCTTTAGGAATATTAGCACCTGATTTGATAACTTCCGATGATATTACTAACCCACACCCGTTAAATTTATGTTGTGGTAAAACTACAACATCTAAATTTTCAGTTTCTTCATTTATAGAATCCATTTCGGATTCAGACATGGTGTAGCGTAATGACCACCAATTTTCAGTATCACCTTCTATAAAAGGTTTGGTTGTGAATTTCGGATGTTCCAATAATTTCCAAGAATCATCCCACATTTTACACCCACCAAAGAACGAAAGGTATTTTGGAGTTTGGTCTTTAACTTGCTGATGTAATTGGTCAAGTATAACGAACATTTGTTTTGGAGCCAGCATATCAGACTCACCCCAAATCAGAACATCAGCCGACTCACAATATCTTTCATTAAAATCCCTACGATAGTCTGCGATTGAATATAAGGTTGAGTGAGTTGTTATGTTTACAGAATAACCATCACGTTTCATATATTCAAATTCCGTGATTATTTTATTTAAAACCCATTCAAATTCATAATCTTTACCATCAAATTTTTCAAGAAGTTGATTTGTAATCAATGCAAAGTCTACTTGTACTTTTGATTTATCATACAATTTTATAGAAGAGCGAATTGATGAGATATACTCATCAATAATTTTCACCTCATACCATTGTACTAAACATCCTATAGCAAACTTTGTCATAGTATGTATCCCGTGTTTTCATCAAGAGCGAACCATGGTCTACCAACGTGTTCTGAAACTTTAATCATCAAAGCACGTTCTGTATGTCTATTTATATCATCAAATACCATTGGTACTGATGTATTAAACATATCAATGTGTTTTAAAAAACCACCTCGACCAAACATACCATTTGGACCATCTATTAGAATTAAATCATAATGTTCTGGCAATTTACCAACTAACATTGAGGGGTCGTACCAACCAATTTGGCGTTCCGAATGTTCTCCTGGAAGTTCGGGAGAAGTCCACTCCGAATTGTAGTTTTTAATTGGAGCGTAAATGTACGTTGAGTCATATTTATCAATCCACTCTTTATAATTTTCAATTGAGTACATCGTATAGTGTCTACTCAAATAATCAGTACCAATACCACTACCGAATTCTAATATAGTTTTACCCTCTGGTAAAATCTCTTTAATAAAATTGTAACAGGACTCTTGGATAGCCCATCCACCTAATTTACTCATGCCAAATAACTTTTGTAATTACACCTTCAAAATCTTCTAATATTCTAAATTGTTCATTGTAACGTCTACGTCCAAAATTGTGACCGACCCCATGCCCAATTCCTTTAACAAGTTCTATGTGGTTTTTGCTTAATGCCAAATCAACAGCACGTTTTACGTTTTCCCTATGAACATTACAACCATAATCATCAAACACAATATAACATTCTGAAGAACAATTCATACCAACAGCACGATTCAAGTCTGATATTACTTGGTCATATTGATGACCAGCATCTATTAAGAAAACTGAAATCTCATCCTGTATGTTTAACAACTGATTTGAATATAAATCGAAATTATGATAAACTATATTCGTTCGGTCATTATTCAATTCCTTAGCAGATTCATTTTCATTATGGTTTATTGTATGAACTTTGTCAAATAAAAATGATAATATACGGGTAGTTTGTCCTTTATGAGTTCCAAACTCAACACATACTTTATCTTCAAATCCTTTAAAAAAGTCCCACAAATCAGTTTTGAATTTGAATGATGTGGTTGAGAGGTTCTGGTGTTTATCTTCACCAACCTCTATTAATAGTTCTTCAATTGTTTTCATATAAATGTTTATAAGTTTTTTCAATCCAATATTGCGATGATGGTGGCGTACCAGCGTTGTAATGACTCACATACCCATAACGAGTATGTAACATATCATCACCCAACACTTCAAATCGCATCATGTCTTGCATATTCCACTCGTAACCTAAAACTTTGTAGTCGTGTGGAATGTCACGATTTACAAAGAAGTTAAATACAGGTTGGTCGTTCCCAACACAATATGTATTTTGAACCCAAATCAATTTATCACGATTTTCTTGATAAAAATTATGGATTGATTTAAATAACTCTTTGTGTTTTTTGTTGAACACCATAACCCCTGAATTAAAATAATTGTAATAAGGGAATGTAAACCCATCAAACACAAACTTTGAATAGTTTTCAATACTACGACATACCCAATCCATATCACCATAATTTCTAACAGCTGTAAATTTATGGTCAGTCAACTCAAAAATATTTGGAGCATCAGGTGTAACGATGGTATCGTAGTCTACATATAAAACTTGGTCGTAATCAATCTCATTAGCCTCAAGAATATCAAGAATATACATTTTAAACCAATTTGGTTTCATCCATTCAATATCCATCAAAGGTTGGTCTAATACAAAAATATCACACCCCCATCGTTCCGCATAACTTTCCCAAGACTTTATTGACCACTCAAAAGCCCCCTTGAGAGTGTTTCCACCCCCTTGGAACTTTTTATCATGTTCTATGTTTATAAGAAAAATTATGTTTTTAGCCATTGTACATCTCTTTTACGATATCCCATGTTTGTTTCATCAGAGAGTTTCGTTGTTTTCTATCAAAGCCGGAAAACTTCCATAAGTTACCATACTTGATAAAGTAAGGAGTCTGGTCTTCTTTTAACTGCCAATTGTGAGAAAACCAATTAAATCGATTCATGTGATTTACGTTAAATGAGTTGGGTAACTCAAACCTAAAATCTACACTCATAGATTGTAACATATAATTGTATACGGGCTGGTCAGTCCCACGACCAACACTTGACTCTAATATACAAATTTTCTCATAGTTTTCCAAATAAAAATCCTTTAAATGTGTCCCATTCCGTGGAATCGTATTCGTAAAACTCTACACCATTTTTTGTACACCAATGTTTCCAAGTGCTTTTAGAGTATTCAAAGTATTCGAACCCACCATGTTTTTCCATAGTGTTTTCATTAGAACTTTTAACCCCAACCCAATATACTACATTCATAAATAGCTAATAGATAAATTGAAAATTTTCTTTATGACACACGTCTCGTTCCCAAACATTCGTTCACGATAGGGTATCGTAGTAATCGTTTTGTTGTTCTTGTCTTTCAATGGTTTTATCATGGAATAATGATAATTCTAACATCCATGGTAAGTTTGAAATCGTCTCATATCCTTCGAGTCGTTCGTGTACTTTGTTAATCCAACGAATTGACTCTTTGTTCTTGTAGATTCTCCATTGCGGGTCGGGCCAATTAACCCAACCATGTTCGTTTACATTCCAACCCCATTTCTGAATATGGTCTTGTGTCAATCCTTCTACCGTGTTTACTCGTGGTACAAGGATTACATCAACATCGTTGGATTCAAGAATGTCTGGTAGATTAGCCAATAGTAATGGGTTGGGTACTTCATCTGCGTCAATCTGAAAAATATAATCACCACTACAAAGTGATGTTAATTTGTTTTTCCAATCACCAAAGTGGCCATCAAATGAATCTGAAGTAACATTGATATTGTTAGATTCTAACCATTCGTGGATTTCTTGGAATCCGTTTTTGTTATCAAACAAAACTACAATCTCATCTTCATCACGTTTTCCCTCGGACAAGAAACTGATAAGTCGTTGAATCTCTTTCAACTCTTTACATACTGTAACTGCGTAACTGATTTTCATAATTTTAATCTATTTGTTCTCGTTCTTGTTCCGAAGCCACTCTATCAAATTTACCATATTTGTAATTGTAGATAATAATTGATGTAATGTTTCGTTCCACAAAAGTCCTATATCCCTCACTCAACATCTTTCGTTTGATTTCGGCCATATAAAATTGTTTAGAACTCTCGTTAATTTGTAATTTAGTCAAGTCCAACTTTTTTACTTTTGAACTTGTACTTTTAATCTCGGGATATTCTTCCGCTAATTTTTCAAATACATTTGGTTTGATGTGCTTTAAGTCGATACAATGGAAATACTCCATATACTTGGGCTGTAATACGAATACAAAATATTCTTCAATATCACCCGATACCTTTTTGTATCTCACTTTAGCAACCATACCCCTTTCCAATTTACTTTTTGAAATCGGAGTGGGGTCGGTCATTCTAACTCTATGTTGACTTTTAAAATCAGCCATTTACTTTTTTCAATTTAGGTAATTGTAAAGTCACTTGTTGTGGACCTTTACCTACGTTATGTTTTTGTAAAATTTCACCAAGCAGTTCGGTCATGTTCCGAATTGTAAAATTGTCTTTGACAAACTTACGATTTTTTCTTGACATTTCCAAACATTTACCATGGTTTTCATAAATATATTTTAAGGTATTAGAAACCTCATTATAATTGATTGTAAACCAATTAGAATCTTTGACCAACCAATCGTTAGCAGCTGATGGGTGGATTTGTTCAAGATTCCCACCTACCAAGAAGTTGTATTCTTTATGTAAGAAATCTAAATGACCACTCCAATTTGAAGTCAAAATAGGTTTACCACTAACACAAGCCTCTAACAATGGTCTACCAAACCCCTCACCTCGTGTTAATGAAACGTGAGCCTTTACTTTCGAATGGTTATATAATGAGTTCATCTCATCATCAGTCAAGTCACCATCTACAATATAGATATTAGGTAGGTTTTTAGAATCAACCGTTGACTTGATTAAATCAATACGTTTACGAATTTCATGTACATTTGTAATTGATGGAGCCACAATCGATGT